TTACCACAGTCCTCACACTCTAACACACTAACTAATAAACCCTCTCCAGTTATTTGATAACTATTACGTATATCTTTACATTCACAGATACTCATACTTACCTCCCTATGGTTTTAGTATCATTAAGCGTAATATATTGGTACGCCCCTTTATTATAAGCGGGGGCAACCGACTTTTTACGTAGCTCAGCTAACTTCTGTGCTGCTACCTCACCACAACTTAAACAAGTAGTGTACCCTAATTTAAGTCTAGGCTCAGGTATTTTAACTCTACACATACTACACAGCATCGCTATCTTCCTCGTTACGGCTAACGTTAGGTCTTATAGGTACACCGTAAGAGTCCTTACTTAGCTCACCTAAAAAACAAAACTGCTCTAACGCTAGTTTAACTATAGTAAAACTGCCGTAAAGTGAACTACACTCTAATGCGTCATCATTAGTTTCTATGTAGTGGTGTACGGCTTTTTCTATACTATCAAGTGCTTTTTTAATATCTTTATCCATACTTATTTCTCCTATATTATTAAAGTATAGGTAAAGTATATATAAGATTAGGGGTGATGGCTAGTGATTATCAAAATCTTTTACTGAGATATTAAAACAGTGAATAAACCTATCAAATAAGCTATTAGTGTCTTCTACATCTGGGCGTAAGTAAGCGTCAGTTGAATGTGTTTCTTGTAGAGTGTAAGTTCTTACTTTACCTTTACGATTACGCAAGTTAGCTTTTTTAATTGCTTCTTCATAAGTATCAGCTTCTATTCTGTGCATCTCTACCGTGATAGTAGTGTAAGGTACATACCATGTCTTTGTATGTCTTTTAGTAATAGGTTGTTTGAGTTTTTTACCGTTGCTAAATAATAATGATAAAGCCATGTAAGTATATTACCTTGTCTTATAAGTAAATGAAAGGCGGTGGTCACGGGAGTAAGGTCGCTAGTTTGCATACTCTTTGACATGTCTACCCAACAGTAACCACCTAAATTATAAGCCATCTAGTCTCGCCACGCATCGTTTTTTAACTAGTATCTTAGCCTACCCTTATTAGAGGAGCTTATCCCCCTGCGTTTGTAGGTAGCTTATAACCTAGTTATATTAAAACTATACTGGTAAAGGATGTAAAGTATTATTTTAAGAGGGTTCAACGTCGCCCTCTATTATTTTACCCGCTGGTAATATTCCGCCTGTCTCGTAATATAATTCTTTTAGGCGTTCTAGTATTTGTTCTTTGTTCATAGTTTCTACTTTATTAACTACTAACTCACTACGGTTAATGTAAAGTCCTGCTGCTTTACCCCTAGCAACTTCCGCAGTTACCGCAGCAGACCAAGCACCATTACGCATAGCCCCCTCACGTATATCTTTTAAATCAGTAAGATGAGTACTAAGGTCAAGCTCTACTTTCTTTGCTGCTTTTTTCTGTAACGCTTGTATACGTTCACTTACTAACGGGTTAGCTTTACTGTCTAGCATGCTCCCCGCTCTAGCTGCATTCTTTTCGCTATAACCCGCCCCAACTGCAGCTTCTTTTTTACTCATACCTTTAGCTACGTTTTGGGCGTACTTCTCTTGTCTGGGTGTTAACTTCTTTTTCTTAGCCATTTTTCAAACTTAAATAAGTCAGGTTGTTTTATGTAATTGTAATATCTCTTTCTCTTTTTATTATATTTTTCTGGGTTAGCTCTATATCTAGCCCTAGCTCTAGCTCTAATTTTTTCTTTATTTTTACGTGCATACTCATTATTAACGTTTCTTCTATGTATTATTTGGTCTTCAGTAAGTTTAGCCTTATTTTTTTCACTCATTAATTTTTCATATTTAATATCATGATGTTCATTATAAGATTCTTTAAATATTTTTAAACCTTCAATCACTACTCTAGCTTCGTATTCATTTCTATCAAGTATGTATTTTTCATGGTTAGCTTCCGCTATGGCGTAAATATCTGGATCAACACGGTAGTCATCAACTGCGAATCTACCGTCACCCGTAACCCAAGTTTCATCATGTTTAATAGAACTTTCACTGACGATTCTTCTAGGTGAATATTTTCCATGTATAGTTTTATGAACGCCTTTATAGTATTTTCCGTGTCTTTTAGCACTAGCTTTATTACGGCATTTAACAGAACAGTATTTTTCTTGATTACCAGTAACAGGTTCAGTACAAGTATCAAAGGCACACAGTAAAGGTTCTAATTGATTGTCTTTACCTATTACAGCTCTGGTGTTTCGGTACGCCATACCCTAATCCTACGTTCATCATTCTCATAAACTATACTACTAGTAAGGTTTATTGAGTTGCGAGTGGCGTATCTACTGGCTGCGATACGTACTCGTTGTACCGCTAAGTCATCAGGAGCAGGATAACTCATGCTGTATCCTGGCTCTGTTAATTTATAAAAGTCGTACTTATTATTAGTACCACCTTCCCTAGTGGGTAGCGGTAGATCCGTTTCTAAAGTCATTTATAAATTCCTCATAACTGTTAGCGTTACTGTCATAGATAGCTTGTATCTCATCAAAGCAGGGGTGATCCTCATTAGCGGGAAAAGGCATATCATTTATTTCCTGTATGCGGTTTTCTTTCCATGCAGTGCTTCTGTAAGTTTTAAGATGTCTTAGTAATTTACTTTCCCAAATTTTATGGTCAAGTCTTTTACATCTGTCCTCGTAGTGTTCTATAGCACACTCTATCCAGTTTTTATTTTTATTTATATCCATATACTTTACTATACCTAAGGTTTACTACGATGTAAAATTTATTTAGTGAAGTGTCTCAGGCACTACCCTGACTCTGACAAAGTGATAGTTACTATTTTGAGTATGATTCTTCATGGCTTTTAACATGGCTTCCATTAGCTCGGGTGTGTTGTCTTGTAACCAAGCGTACACGCTAATTTCATTTAGCATAAGGTTTACGTACTTAGGATGGTTTTTATTTACTTGTACTTCAAGCTTCATGGGTGACCATATACCTGTACTCTCAGGATCAAAGAAAGTAATTTCATGTATGGTCTCGTAATTATTTATACTGCTTTTTACCATCTACCATTTTATATGCTTTGATATACCCTAACTTTATATCATATTTAATATCATTGATATCTAATTCAGTGAACTTTAATATATTGGCTATAGTGGGCTCACCTTTATTAACATCAACGTAGTTAGTAAGTCTACTCTTTATATTTTGACTGAGTGGGTTTTTATCAGTACGTTCTATCAACCAATCAGTATCCCAAGGGTCACGACCACGGGCAGTTTTACAATGATTATTAGGCTTAGGAATATCTACTTTTTTAGTTTGGTAAATGTTTTTCATATCAGTTTCCTCCATAAAAACTGCTTTTTTATAACCTATATTATATAGTTTTATTTGTGCTTCCTTAGGACTATCAAAAGTTTTTACTTTATTTTTAGCATGCACGTTATACATCCTAACACACTGATCTACGGTACTATTTGGTGCCATAACTTTAGGGTCACCGACCCAAACGCCACCGCCTTTTACTTTATGCATATTACGCATACCGAACTTAATCACCCGCTTATAACTGTCATCAGTAAAGTAAATAAACGTTATGTCATCACTGTCTATCTTCTGTTGTTCCATTGATCCCATATAATTAATCCTATACCAAATAAAAATAAACCAACTGAAAAAACTAATATGCTATATAAAAATACTTCAAGTAACATTAAAGAACTCCTTATAATCTTTGACAGCTGTACCCCAGCTGTCACCTATCTCAGCGTCAACTAAATTAGGCACTTTAATACTAACACAATTACTCATTATTTCTATTATCTTTTTACAGTCATTAATATCTTTTACTGAAATATCTAACTCATCATGTACTTGAGTGTGTGGTAAAAAACCTTCTTTATATAAATCAACCATAGCTTTTTTAGTCATATCTGCTGCTGAACCTTGTATTAAACGGTTCATAGCTTTATAAGTAAAAGCTCGTTTAACTTTTTCACCGTAACGTTCTACGGCTTCTTCATAAGGGTAAGGTGTCTTACGTTCAAAGCTGGGCTCATATAAATTAAATCTACATTTACGCCCCAGTAAAGTAACTATATAACCTCTATTAGAACCTAACCTAGCACACTGATCACGCAGACCTTTTATAAACGGTACACGGTTATGGTAGGTATCAAATAATTCTTCAGCTTCATCAGGACTTAGGTCTAGCTGACGTATAAGCTTATCTTTACCCATACCGTAACTTAGTCCTAAATTTATAACTTTAGCTTCCTTACGGCTTATATTAGCCATATCTGCTACTATCTGGTGAAAGTCAGCGTTTTTATTTCTATAGGCGTCAACTGCATCGTCAGCACCTTCTTGTTGAGTTACCGCAGCATAATGCACTGTAAGTCTAGGTTCTTGTTGAGAGTAATCAAAACAGCCCCAGTGGTGATCAGTTTCAGGTACAAACACGCTCCTAATCAACGGTCCAATAACATCGTGCCTAGCTGGTACTTGTTGTAGATTAGGGTTACTACTACTAAACCTACCCGTAACTGTACCACCACTATCACTACGTAAGGGGTGTAGTTCCCCATGTATTCTACCGTTTACGCTATGTTCTAAAATCATTTTATCTATAAAAGTAGTTCTAGCTTTATTTAACTTACGTGCTTTACCTATATCTTTAGCTAATTTATTATCATGACTTTCTAACCAGTCCGACGTAAAACTAGGGGCGTTAATCTTAGGGCTACGGGGATAAGCCAAACCTGCTCTATCAAATACTGTTGCTACAGAAGCTGCAGCCCAGAGGTCAGGGTAAACTCCGTGTTCCTTTTTAATACCGTTAAGTATGTCCTCTTCTTCTTTTTTAAGTTGTTTACCTACTCTTTCAGCTACGTCTAAATCTACTGGTACTCCTTTATATCTCATGTTTAATAATATAGGTATTAGCCCAGTTTCAAGTTCATATATCTTTTCTACGTTTTCAGACTTTAATAAATCCTTAAACAACTGCCAAAGTTTTAAAGTAAGTCCCGCGTCTTGCTCAGCGTAAAGCCCCACGTATTTAGCAGGTAGTTTCCACATATCTTTTTTAGGGTCAAGGCTGTATGCGTTTGCTGCTTCTTTTAATAACTTTTCATCTTTAACTTCATTTAAGTAACGTTCACCTAATTTATTTAAAGAGTAACCATACTGATTCTCATTTATTAAAGGTGCCGCAAACATAGTATCGTGTATAGTGCCGTTTACTTCTATACCTAAACGTTTTATCCAACCTAAATCATAAAGTGCGTTGTGGAATATTTTATCGTTATTATACGACATCTGTTTAGTAAACCAAGTCAGTACCATATTTTTATCAAGGTTGCCACCCCCCTTATGTTCTATAGGAAAGTACATATTAAAATCTTTAGTAGCTATAGCTATACCCGTTACGTGACCAGTATTACTAAATGCCCAAGATGGACCATGAGACAGGAGCAAAGGGTCGTGCGTCTCAAGGTCAATAGCTACCTCACTATAATTACTAAGTTCCGGAAAGCTACTAGGAGGAGACCAGTCCACCTCGGGCGTAAACAAACTAGGTTGCATTAATTAATATCCTTTATTCTATTACGTAGTTCACTACTACTAAACGTGTGTTGTCTATAGTTGTAGTAAACTTTTTTACTAGGTAAGTCAAACTCGTTTTTACCTGTAAAGTGTTTATTCATATATTCTTCACCTATAATTCTAACGTCCCAAGGCACAGTCCTTAATATATTACGTAGGTCTTCCTCAGTTTGATAAACTATAGTTTCATCAACAAACCTACAGCCGTTGACTTGTATTTGACGTTCTAATAAACTTTGTATTGGTTTATTTTTAGTAGGGTTCTCTATACTGGGGTCAGCATGTATACAAGCTATTAAATAATCACACTGACCTTTAGCTTCCGATAGCATACTAACATGCCCAGCGTGAAATAAATCAAAAGCACTAAACGTTATACCTTTAATCATTGTTTACCTCGTTAGTGACGTAACCTTCTACTAATAATAAATATCTGCGTAAGTCCCGTATATCATCTAATATACCTGAGCTGCTAGGGTCGTTGTTAATAGTTTTAAATATGTCGTAACCGTCTTTACTTACCTGATTCTCTATCCTATCCCACTTACGGGCTAACATCATAAAAGCTCCTACCCCACCCCGACTACGCCAACTATCGCCGTAGCTTTCTTGAGCATGTTTTAGTTTAGCCACGTCAATGTTAGCTAAGTTTTGTATTAAATTAAAATCACTGCCTTCTTGCATATTATCCTCCATATATTTATAAGCCTGACCTAAACGTTAAGTTTATACGTTCTCCCGCGTGTTCCATATCAGGTACAGCATGAGTTGTAAACATTTGATTATGACCGTCAAAAACTATAACGTCACCATGTTCTAACATGTAAAATTTTTCCTCTATAATAAAATTTTCTTTTTCAGTTTCTATCTCACTAGTATTAGTATTATCTTTAATAGGGTTCTCGTAAGTACGCTGTACAAAAACTCTAGGTGCACCTAGTGATATTGAAACTATCCAATCGTCTAAGGTGGGTACGGTGTCGCTGTGGTGGGGGATACCTTTACCGTCAACACCATAGTACCCACAAAGACAAAAAGTTAATTGTTTATCTACGCCTAGTTTTACCCATAAAAGTTTTTCACTTTCTTGTTTTAGTTTATACATAATATCGTTCCAAGGTTCAGGTTCGTATAACTTACCCGCATACTCAAAACTAGAACTACCGAAGCCTCTAGTATATCTACCCTTGACTAACTTACCTTTAAACTCACGTACTCTAGGTTCATCCCAAGTATCAATGATATTTATGTTATAGTCTTCAAAATGTTTTTTATAAACTTCAATCATATCTATCCGGACATATTCTCTCTCTACCGAAATAACACCATTTACACCTAAAGCTACTAGGTGTGGCAGGGAACTCTATAGCAGTAGTCATAATAATAGCTCTCTGATTAATTTTTTGTTTACGTGCTTTTATACTTTCTCGGTTATACATATACCTTTCTATTTTATTATGGTCAAGATACCACATCTCAGTAGTTATAGTTTCTACTTCTGGATACCTAGCTAACACCACCGCCCCGTATAACTCACACTGTTCTCTATGGCTTTCTTGATTACCTTCATACTTACCTGTTTTAAAATCAATAACTCTAGCCTGAGTAGGTACACTAGCGTCATGCACAAAAGCATCGACTTTAGCCCTACCCCATGTTTCACTGTCAAACCAACCTGTTGATTGCCAGTCTTTGTCAAAAGCCCAGTCACCCTCACAGATAACCGAACCTTCTAAATACATTCTACGTAATAAGTCAAAGCCCTCTTGAAAATCTTTTAGTTGTGCCGTGGGTAGTTCTTCTATGTGACCTCTGATATAGTCCTCACAGTTTTTATGAACTTCTTTACCACGTTCCATATATTTATTTCCTGGCTCTCGTATCTTTTTTACACAGCTATAGTAAGCTTTTTTAGGGCATCCCTCATACGTAGTCAGTCTACTATATGACCACTGAGGTATTTGCCCGCTCATTTTATTCTTCTATTAATCCAATCAAACCCAGCTAATGCCCAGTCACCTGATGCACAACACTGCACTTCTGATAAAGCAAAGTCATACTCTTTTTGTTTATATAAAAACCATGCATCCTGCATAGGACAAGCTACTTTACTAAAAAAAGAATCTTTGAAGTTTTTATCACCAAAAGGTTTACGGTTTAAAAATTTTATTAAATCTTTATCCCATATTTCTTTTTCAACTTTCATTAACGGGTAGGGAGCTAAAGCCTTATTTACGTAAGGGTTGATATAATTACGCATACTATAAAAATCAAACACATCATCTTCAGCTAGTTTTTTCCACATGTCTATAAAAATATTAGTATAAACATGGAAGCTATCACTCACCTGATTATACACACCAACTCTAACACCTACTGACCTAGCTACGTATTCCTGTAACATAGACATATGTACTACGTTAGCCCCGAAAGTACCCCATATAACGTCGTTAGACCTATTACTAACGGTCATATTAAGTTTACCGTCCCTAACCTTAAAGTATATAGCCGTATTACAAGGGACGTCTACGCCGTCTCTATTTAAGTCTACTTTAGGATCCCACATCTGTAGAACACATCTTCTATCGTTAGGATCATCTTTTAAACGTTTTATAATCACATCTAATTGATCAAAGGTAAAGTGTTTTATCCATCTATAACCATAAGCCCCGTGTAGAGTTACTCCGTCATCACTATACTCAGACATACGTTTATTATAATTAACCACATAATCTAAATCATTACGACCCGCTAACATCCACACACTTTCCATAAAATGAAAGAAAGGATTAGCGTCTCTTATTTCTTCAAATAGAACTCTTTCAGTAGGGTTTTTATACACAGTAGTAACAGGAGTAGGAAACTCCATAACTTCACCCGCTCTACTTTCTAACACTATGTGTTCTGTTTCTATTTTATCTAAGGCTTTTATAAAGCCATCGTTTACGTTTCTACAATTTATAACTTCCATTTAAAATAATCCTCCTTGTTTTAAATCTGCACCACTATTAAAAGCTCTTTTCCACTGTACGTTAACATCTTTACGAGGTTGACCACCCCAAGCTGTTTTAGTTTCTTTTTCTACTACCTTTACAAAGTCAGGGTGTAATGCCTGTAAAGTTAGAGCTCCTTGATTATGTACGTCTATAGTACGCCACTCGCTACAACCACCTGCAGCATTAGAACTTTTTTGTCCTTGTGCGTAGTAATAACTTATTTTACTAGGCTTACCTTGACGTAATAATTGTAAGTTAATATCAAAATCTTCCATGACTTGTACTCTGCCTAACTCTATACCGTCAAACATATCTAAGTTATAACCTAATACTCTCATGTACCTTGTATTTTCTACGGCTAGTTTTTCTACTCGGTTATTACCTTCCCTAGCACTCACCCCTACGTGAGCGTAGTCATCTAACCAAACGTCTAGTAAACCGAATAATGCCGGATACTCGTTAGGCTCTAGATAACGTAAATGCCAATCGTTATCAGATTTACGTATATAAAACCGTAGGTCATCATCTAACATAACTATCTTTTTATCATCAGTGTGTTTATGTATATACTGACGTTTTTTAGCTATACCTTTTATATCTTCTGGTATAACCATAAACTGACAATCATATTTATCTTTATATAAATGTTCTTCATCAGAGTCTATGACTAACACAACCTCTTTTCTTAAACTCTCAGGGAAAAATGATAAGGTAACTTGATCATCCGCTCTACCCCGAGTAGGTATATAAATTTTCATAATAACTCCTCCTGTATTTTAGGTTTATATTTAGCACGTGGTTTACCTTGACCTAACCGTACTCTTTCATACTTATCAAACTCACATAAACAATGTTCTATGTCCCTCATCTCTAACGGTAAAGGAGCCATATTACATAAATCTAGTAACTGTTTCATCTCACTGATTAATTGTTTTTTAGGTATGTTTTTTTCTAACTCTCTACCGTGTATTCTATTTAGCCCACGTTTAGCTCCTGGACCAGGATTAGCCCAAGTCATAATATCTTCTGCGTTTTCTAAATGTTTAGTGTGTCGTAAATCAGTCACTACTTCGTAAGCCATAAAACCGCTAAATCCAGGGTAAGGTAAATAACGTTTCCAAGTTTCTTCTAGTGAGTTATTTATAATTCTAGGAGGCATCTCATATAACGGCGTAAGTATTTTATCTATAGTTTGCTCAACTTTAGTACCGCCTAACGTACCAGTTAACATGTACGCTCCAGTATAAACTTTTTCTTTTCTATTTAACCTACCTTGCATTATAGCTTTTATACGTTCAGGGTTCCAGTGTTCAGGGAAGCCTATCTCTTCTAACGTATCTGGCCAGTTTATTTGTCTAGCCATAGCCATAGCGAAAGGTAAATTAGGGTGGTCAGCGTAAGGCTCACGCCAGTTTTCACGTATCCATATCGTTACCCTATCTAGTTCACGGTACACGTTACAAAAACTATATTCATTTAATATAGGGTCTTTAGTCCACGGGTACGGCTGACCTTCAGCTCTACGTTCATAAATACTGTGACGTTCTATCATGTAATTATTAAAATCAGTTTTAGGGTAATTACTCATATAGTCCACCACTCTGGTTGTCTGTCTGGTATTTTATTCCACTGTGCGTAAGTTTTTTCATTGACTACGTAATCACGGTAAGCTTGTACTGGGTCATCGTTTTTATATTGATCGGGCATAGCTTGTGGTAACTTAGTCATACCGCCAGACTTTATACCTAAAGGCAGACTAGCTAAAGCGTTAGAAAGTTTAGTAAACGTTAAATGTTCACGGTCATACCTAGCTCGATACTCTAAACATAAACAAACAAAATGATAATACAACCACCTATAGTTTTGACTAGTTTCCCTAGCCCATATAGTGCAAGGGTGATTTTTATAAGCTGTTTTATATATACCCCGCTCCTCACAGTACTCCTCACCGCTTAATAACCTATGAGCCGTACTAAGCATTTGAGCTGACTCTAACGGCATCTTAACTACTAGTTTATCAGGTAAACACATAGCAGCATGTGCGGGATCTTTATGTACGTAAAATATATTCATAGGCTATAGTCTCTTATAAAAATTTTAGTAATAATCAAAGTAAATGTAAAGTTAAATCCATAGATTAAACTCCCTCCTAGTTTTACTTGATATTATATGCAGATGTTTTTTAGTTCTAGTTACTCCTACGTAAAAAGCACGACACTCATCATCTGGATTTTTATACAGTTCTTCATAAGTACGGTTAGCTAAATCAGTTAGTAGTATTACGTTATCACATTCACCACCTTTTATAGCATGTATAGTGCTTAGGCGTATGCGTATGTCCATAGTTTTCTCGCCCTTACGTAATGATGAAACTATATATTCTTTTTGAGTATCGCCCAGTAAATCAAAACACTCATGCCATATTTTATCTACTAATAACCCATACTCTTTTTTTAAGTTATTGATATCTACTTCTTTTTTAGGGTCAGCTTGTTTCATAGTCTTATAACCTTTTTTAACACCTACCCCAGCACGCATGTAGTTATAAATTTTTTTAACATCTTCAGCTTTTACTTTACCACCACTACGCAATTTTTCCCAATCTTTTATAGCTTGTATTAGCATTTCACTTATTGAAGGTTTATTATTTTTATAATAAAAATATCCCATAGTTTTTAAATATTCTTCTACTTGACTAAGTAAGTAATTATTACGTGCTAACACTAACCACTCACCCTCTGACATATCAATATGCTCAAAGCTTTTATGATAACTAACGTCGCCCTCTTCACTACGTGGTAACCAAGTTTTAGGCTTTCTATTTTTTATTCTATTTACTATTTTAAAAGCTACGTCATGCACTTTTTTAGGCACACGGTAAGATTGTTCTAAATAAATATTGTTACCCTCTAAGTTTATAAATTCATTAGTATCCGCCCCAGCCCAAGTATAAATAGCTTGATCGTCGTCGCCAGCAAAATAAACATACTTTGCTTTTTCTGCTAATCTGTAAATACATCGCCACTGTAGTTGTGATAAATCTTGTGCTTCATCTACTATAATAGCTTTTAGTTCAGGTATATTTTTATGTTGTAAAAAACCAGATAACATATCGGTATAATCTTTTAAAAAATGTTTATCTTTATAATCAACGTAACTTTTACAAAACCAGTCAAAGTGTAACCAACTTATATTATAACCAGACCTAGACCACGAGTCTTTATAATCAACACACATATTACGTGCCATGTTTTCTAAGAATAACATTTGATCACCCTTACTACTTAACGCCATGTAATTCTCACCGTCCCAAGCACTACTAATACGTTCACCCACTACTTCACTAAACATGCGTAAAGCTTTACGGTCTAGTATATCGGCTGTGGTTAAACCTTGCCAAAAGTAACAAAGCGAGTGTATAGTTCTAAAATACGGTAGCTCATCTTTATCATAATCAAACTTTTTCATAGCCCTACTTAAAGCCTCGTTTGCAGCTTTTTTAGTAAAGGCTAAGTAACCTAACTCGTAAGGACGTACGCCTTCTGTAAATAGCTTGTCGACGGTATTTAATAGGTAGGTAGTTTTACCCGTACCAGGAGGTCCAAGGACGATATTATGTTTCATAATAAATCCTTTTCAAAATCATGACCGTCTAACGTTTCATCTCTATATTCAAAAGCTTTTATAAACCAAACATTAGTACCCCTACCTTTTATATTCCAGAACTTAGTGCTCGCTTTCATATCTCTTAGTTTACTAGCTATTTTATTAGTTTCAAGTTCAGTAAACCTGTGTTTTAATAAAAACTCACGTAGATCTTTTATTCTAAAATACGTTATACCTTCTTCAGTAAATGGTTTACCTAATAATATTTCTTCACGTGTACCCGCTTGTGCTACGTCGGTGCAAAAAGATTCGAGTAACTCTAAGAACTGACCCTCAGTAGACACATCTGAACTTACTTCTATTATTTCCATACCACTGTCCATTAAACTTTGTATCATGGCTTGCCACCCTACTTCTTTCATTTTAGGTGGCATTAAGTTTAAAGTTTCCATACAAGCTCTTTGAAACTTAGTCTGGTTCTGTAGCTGTTCAGTAGTTAACTCTAAACGTTTATCATCTATAGATAAAAACCATAAAGGAGGGTTTGAGTTTAGTTTAGCTAAACTAGAAAACATAGGGGCTGTATTACCAGCACCCACACCAAACTTACAACTACGACACTTAGTAACGTCACAGTAAGAACGTATAGGCTCATCACTACACTTATAGTTATAATCTTTTTTCTTTAATGTACTAATTAAGGTTAATACTTCTTGAGCAGGTAACGGGGGCATAACAAACTTACGGTTATATTCTTCTATTTCAGTTTCCCAGTCCTCAGGTACAGCTTTCTTTAAAAACACACCCACGTTAAATAAACCATTATTACGTGTACCTTCAGGAAAGCCTTGCTTTAATAAAGTTTTTAAACAAGGTGGTCCGCCCTCTAACTCTTCAACTTCAGGTACAGTTAGTTTAATTAACTCATCTAAAGTTAAGCTACGCTCATTACTTAAATTAATAAATTGGGAGGGAGTTAACGCTATACCACTTTGAGGGTCTAGAGCGTATCTAGTAGAAGTGCTACCTTGGAAATAAGGCATGTTTAACCAACTACCTATATCTCCTCTATCTACTAAAACTTCTCGTTGTTTAGGAAATATTTCAACTCCGCCATAACCTAAACCAGCAGATAACTCCCTTAACTTGTCTTGCATGTCACCTGC